GGTTCACTAGCTGCTGCTACTTGGCAAGATAACGCTCTTGCTGGTAAGTACGGTAAGGCTATGCAATCTTTTGCACAAAAGCTTACTGCCGCTGGTAGCGCTGCTGCTTCTGTTTCACAACAGACTCACACTCTTCCTAAGAACGAGGAATTAGCTGAAGCTCTCGAGACTATCGAAACTCTTCGTAACGACCTAAATGAGACTAACTTGCTTAACGCTAAGTTACTCTATGTTAACAAAGTATTCAAAGCCAACAACCTAACTGAATCTCAGAAGGCTAACGTAATCGCTACGTTTGACAAAGCTGAAACAGTTAAGGAAGTGAAGCTTGTTTTTGAATCCGTTAGCGCTAACATCACTGCTGCCAGTAAGAAAGAGGTAGTTAAGGAAGCCAAGGGCTTTGCTTCAGCTGCCGTAGGTCTTTCTACTAAACCAGAAGTGATCACAGAAGCTAACGAGGTTGTAAAGCGCATGCAAAAACTTGCAGGTATTATTAAGTAAAATCAAAAAAAAACGCAAATCAAAATGGAATTAAATTCTTTATTAGAGAGCGCTAACCCATACAAGAGCTTACAAGCTGACGCAGCTCGTTTAGCTGCCAAGTGGGGCGCTACTGGCCTTTTAGAAGGTCTTTCTAACGAAACCGAAGCCAACAACATGGCTATGATCCTTGAGAACCAAGCTAAGCAGCTTGTATCTGAGGCTTCTACAACAGGTGGTGCTAACGCCGAGCAGTGGGCTGGTGTTGCTTTACCATTAGTACGTAAGGTATTCGCTCAGATCTCCGCTAAGGACTTCGTTTCTGTACAACCAATGAACCTTCCTTCTGGTCTTGTTTTCTATCTTGACTTCAAGTATGGTACTTCTACTAACGGTCGTACTTCTGGTGGTAACATGTACGGTAGTGTTTCTACTGCTGGTGACTTAATGACTGTTGCTGATGGCGACGCTACTGGCGGTCTTTACGGTGCTGGTCAGTTCGGTTACTCTATCAACCAGAAGACTTTAGTAGCTTCCGATACTACTGGTTCTGCTGATTCTGCTTCTATCGCTTACCAAGATGGTGTAGATCCTGCTGATTATGTAACTGTTACTGTTGACATGTCTTCTGTAGAGTATGATGCTAAAGGTATCAGAGCTTTCCGTATCTATTCTGGTTCTGTTGACTTAACTACTAACCCAGAATTAACTACTATCTCTAGCGACAACGTTACTTTCGTTATCAACAAGGCTACTTTCGAAGCTAGTGCATTAGGTGCTCTTGCTCAAACTACTTCTGTTAAGTACCACTTACAGCCACTAGATAACGCTCGTGGTGATTTTGAAGCTACTGACGGTGTTGGCGGTACTGCTATCTCTATCCCAGAGATCAACGTATCTCTTGCTTCTGAGGCTATCGTTGCTAAGACTCGTAAGTTAAAGGCTCAATGGTCTCCAGAATTCGCTCAAGATCTTAACGCTTACCACAGCATCGACGCTGAAGCTGAGTTAACATCTTTACTTTCTGAGTACATCTCTATGGAAATCGACCTCGAGATCCTTGATATGTTAATCCAAGACGCTGCTACTACAGAGCACTGGTCTGCTAAGAACAACAGAGTATTTGCAAACGGTGCTTGGGGTGACGCTACTAGCGATTTCTACAACACTCAAGGTCAGTGGTTCCAAACTTTAGGTACTAAGATCCAAAAAGTATCTAACAAGATCCACCAGAAGACTTTACGCGGTGGTGCTAACTTCCTAGTTGTTTCCCCAACTGTTGCTACTATCCTTGAGTCAATTCCTGGATACGCTGCTGACACTAACGGCGACAAAATGGACTTCGCAATGGGCGTTCAGAAAGTAGGTCAACTTAACTCTCGTTACAGAGTTTACAAGAACCCTTACATGACTGAAAACGTTATCCTTTTAGGTTACAGAGGCAGCCAGTTCCTAGAGACAGGTGCTGTTTACGCTCCATATGTACCATTAATGATGACTCCTCTTGTGTACGATCCAACTAACTTTACTCCACGTAAA